TGTCCGTCGAGGCGCCGCGACTTGCGACAGCAGTGCCGGCGTTGACCGCAGTCACGACGCCGTTCAGGTTGAGCGTGCCAGCCGCGACCGTAACGGTATCGTTCGTTGCGTGCGTCGTGATGGCAAACCCGGTAAGGATGCCATTCGGTCGCACGACGGGCGCGTAGCCGCTGCGCTGTGACCACAGCGACGCCGTGGAAGTGAACGTGGTTCGATCGCCGCTGTCGGTCAGTGCCGACATGGCGACTTGGTTCTGCCCGGCTTCGTATTGAAGCTTGGCGTTCTCAGCCGTTGCCATGATGAAGTGTCCTCGTCAAGTGTTGATCGACTTCGGAGGGCGCCCGCGACGCTTGGTAGGAGGCGTGTCGGCCTGCGCTGCCGGTGCCGGGTTGTCCGTCACCAGTTCATGCCGCGCCGGATCGTAGTTCTGCACTGCAATCCAGTGCCAGCCGCGCGGGCCGTCACGCTTGACCTTCACTTTCGTCGGGGCTCCCTCCACGGTCACGTCATCAGCCCATCAGCACGGCGATGCCGTCAGGCTTCCATGCCTTCACGCCCCAGACGGCCCCGACAAAAATCATCGCCTTGTTAAAGCCCTTGTAGACCGAAACCTCGAAGGTCAGTCCAGAGCGAGGATCTTGGACGACCATCACGTCAACCGCGGAATCGCCGCCCATTGGCTTTGCCGGCGCTCGCATTGCAATTTCCAGGCAGTTCCGGTGAAGCACGACGTTCGCCGTGTAGCTGTTGCCGATCGTGATCTCGTTCGCGTCTGCGCCCGCGATGCGAAGACCAGGCGAACCGATGACGATGTCTCCGCTCGCCGATGTCGTGCCGACATTGACGACGTATTTGTTCACCGTGTCAGCAGCGTGCGTGATCACGTCGCCGGCCTTGATGCCAGTCGAGTTCACCGTGCCGCCTTCGACCGACAGCGTCGTCTGACCGACCGCCTCGCCCGCGACCACGAAGTCGTAGCCAGTGCCGGCGCCCTTCACATGGCTGACGACGCCAGCAGACTCGCGCAATGCGATCCCGTAGAGGTCAAGCAGCACGCCCTGACGAAGCATTGCGTCACTACCGGACTCGTTCGCCTTGAACAAAGTAGCAAGCTTGCGAAGATTCGTCCCGGCGAGCGTGTTCATCACCAGCGATACATTACCGTCGTTGAGGGGCATTCCGTTATCCGCGAGGATCTGGCGAGCATCGGCAACGACACCGAAGTCAGATCCGAAAGGCGTAGTGCCGGCCGAACCAACGGCGCGCGAAGCGCCCTGGTATGCCGCTGTTGCCGCGTCCACTTCGATCTCGTTGCAAAGCGTGCGCATCGCTTGGGCGATCTGATCACCGTAGATCGTCTCAAAACCGCTGCCTCCGTTGACGTAACGGATGTCTTCGCCGGTCCAAGGGATCGCAACGCCGCGCTGCTTGGTCAGTTCGAGATACTTGTTGTCGATCGTCTGGTCGGTGCCCTCGGGAATCGTCATTGACGGCGAAATGGAAACTGCCGCCGCAGAACGCGTGAAGTGTGCGCGTACCTTTTGCCCAACAGCCGCGCGTTCGCTGCCGTTGCCATTCAACATTGCGGACGGGATAAAGCCGACCTGCTCGCGAGCCACGATGTCAGCAGCCTTGTAGATGTCGGCTGCCAGGTTGTCGAGAACGTTTGCCATGATGCTTTCTCAGGTGTTGGGTGTCAGATAGGCGAGCTAGGTCATCAACTTACAACCTTGCCGCCTTCCTTGGCGAATGCCGCCCGCACGTCATGAGAAGCTGCATCCCATTGCGCGCGCGTCATCGTCTTGCCGCCTGCGCCGCTTCCCGCGTTCGACGGCCTGACCCCGGCACCTCCCGTGCCTGCGGGCTTCAACAGTTCGGGGCGCTGCTTTGCAAAAGCCGCGACCCCATCCTTGACGGGAATCAGCTTCCCGTCGTCGGTGCTGTAGAGCAAGTCATCGCCTTCCCACTTGAGCCGCGCGCTCACGTAGGTTTCGACGATGTCCCGCGCCACGAACTCATGCCCCGACAGTGCATCGGCAATCGCCGCACGCTGCAGGCTTGAACGCCACTTGCCCGACGCTTCGTCGGCGGCTTTCTTGGCGTCGTCGCGCTCGCGTTCTGCGCGCTTGATACGCGCTTCGAGCTGACGCGCCGCGTCGGCCATGCCTTTGACATCAGGCAGCGAATCCAATTCCTCCGGGGACGACAGGCCGAGCTTTTCCAGCAGAGCGTCGCGCTGGGCTTCCAGTGACGACAGCTTGTCCTTCAAGCCTTTTCGGCCGCTGATCGACTCATTTCGGGCCGCATCGCGCTGGCCTACAAGGTCGTTCACAAATGTCTCGAGCGCGGCAAACGTCTCGTCGCCGAGCTTGTCCTTCAGAGGTTTCAG